CCCGCCATATCAAAAAAGCTATTCATTTTTGTCTGTTCTGCTGTCATTGGTATTGCCTCCAATCGCTTAGATAAGTCCTCCTCAACGCGTTTAGTCTCCTCAAAAAAAAAACTGCCCACGGCCACGCTGTTATTATTGGCAAACTATCAATAGCCTTTTTTATTGGCTCTAGCTTAGCGCTGTCAAATTTGCCATCTATGGATGGCTGCGCATATATCGCGATAACATCAGACACTATTTCCCGCATATCTTCAGCGCCTTGTATTGCGTTTTTAACCATAGCCTTTTGGCCATACCTTGCAAAATTAATATCCTTTGGAAATTTGATTTGATGACTTAAAATAGTTAGCGGCTTTCTGGCTAAGTGGTTCAAATCCTCTGGCATATCCTTAATGCTTTGGTAAACGTGTTCAATCGCGGGGCTTAGGTCTGCTTCTGTATTTTCTAAATAGCCTAGATCAATCCCAGATAATACACTCAATAATTCAAGGTCTGACACGTTAGGCCTTAGCGCTGCCCATTGTTTGACTGTCAGCTCCTCCCATGAATCGGGAATCTGTCCGCCTATTATATCATCATCGTAATGTATTTTAAATCGTTTCATCGTATTGTCACAGCACCCCTTAGTGCGTAGCTTAGCGCGTATCTGGTGGCGTCTACTGAATGATTATTTAAGTCTAGTGGCTCATCTGTGGGATCGTTCTGGTCATCTAGTTTATACTTATATTCCCTAAATTCTTTGATGGTTTCTAAGGCCTCCTCATGTATAAATATCTGGTGAGTCCTAATAAATCCAAGCCCTTGCCTAATGGAATCTTTGCCCTTTTTAGCGGGCTTTATTCTTATGCCTCTATTTCTAAGTTCTTTAATAGTTCGCGGCTCATTATCAGCGTATACCTTATGCACTCCAATTGCGTGCAGTTCCTCAGCTATGTCTTTTAATAGCATTTTAGTTCTAAAAAAGATTTGCTCAATATAAATTCTATCCTCTACTTTCGTAACTTTTATACAACAAGAAGGGTCGTTCCAACCAAAATCCAAGCCAAAAAATACTTTACCCTGTGGCACATCTTGGCAAATGTTAATCTTTTCAAATACTAGGTTTCTACTTTGCACCCATTGCCCTTTTGAATATACATTGTATAAGTCTATATCTGTTTTAACTAGTCCCTCTATTTCATTAACCATTTTTATAGGTATGTGAGGATTATCTTTATAAGTGCTTATATCAAGTTTCACGTCTTGATCTGGCCATTTCATGCGGTCATCTTCCAGATATGTTTTTACCCAATTATCAACGCCGCTAGGGTTATAATCTAATATCATAAAATGAGTGCATCTCATTATAATCTGGTTAAATGATTCAAACGGAATACCAGAGTTTGCCTCATTAATATATGCTATTGTTGATTGTCTACCCCTTAGCTTTGCACTATTTAGGTCGTCCGTACTAAAAAACTGAACGGTTCTATTTTGATACTCTAATTCGAGAAGTGTCTTTCGATGGTCAATAAAATTATACATCTGGGTTGAGTGAAGAATTTCAATATAGTCCTTATAACTACTCGCGCGAAGGCTTGGGAGCGTCTCGCGTACAATAGAACAAATGCCTGTAGGTATATGCTGTTTACCAAAGTATCCAGATATTTGCCATATAGCAATAGCCTGTAATATTGACCAAGTCTTAGAAGACCTAGCACCACCCCGAAAACAATTAATTCTCTTCTGGCTTGTCCACAGGCTTTGAAATACTCTCGTATGTTGTAATTGTATTGTTCTCATCTGGATAAATTATTTTTATTTGTGCGGCGTTATCTGAGATTGGCTCAAATGGTATTCGCATAATTTTAGCCTTTTTAAATTCAAGCAAGTTAGCCCAAAATAAAAGCCTATCCTTTGGCGTCAAGTCGTGGATATCCTCCTCAACTTTTGCCTCCAATAGTTTTATCGCTTCTTCTACGTTCATAATATCTAAGTCGTTTTAAAAATGATATGTAATTCTCTTTTTTTATCTTTCTTTCTAAGTATTGCTTTCGCGCTATTTTGTAAGTTAAAAAAGGATCAATCGCGGGTTTGTATGAGTAAAAGTCTTTCAAAATCTTCTTGTTTTAATGATACAATACTGCCCATATTATTCCGTTTATGATATACCACAGGCACTTTTTTTGTAGGCATCCTTTTCAGGATGTCATGTAAGCTAGGCTTTAATTTCTCCACGGCCTTGCATTGGATATAAAAGTCTGTATTATCTATTATATCGACGCCTAAATCATCCATGCGTTTGCTCTCTGATCTGCTAGTCACAGCGTCATAGCCTAGTTCTTTTAGCCTGTTGACTATTTGCAATTCGTATGCGTGGCCTTTTGCTCTCGCGTTTATCATTTTTGAGTCGTTACTTTAGCCAATGCCTCCCTAAGAGTAAGGGTGGAGCGGTCGCCCGCGTCCCCCTTTCTATCTATATGTGCGTTTTCGCGTTCTCTTGCTATCTTGTCGAGTTTATCAATTATAGCCTCTCGTATCTGATTAGGCGTAATGCGGCCAAATACGCGTATTTTACCCGTGCGAAAATCGTTAATTACGTCTATAAAAACAGATAGCGGCTCATATTGGAACTCTTTATAAAAGGCGTCCATTGTTGCCGTGAGCGCTTTAATATCGCAGTCGCTGTACATATTAGCAACGCCGTACATAGCACCAGACAAAGCCATTTGTACATCTCTTTTTTCCTCGGTTTCACGTAGAATAGTGGTTAAAGATGTACTCGAAAGCCTGTCGATGTCTGTTTTGCCTTGTTTGGATAATTTCATCATAGTATGATTCATTAAATAAATAGGTAAATGGGTTTTTTCGATATCGTTTGTCTGGTGTAGATTCCACGTAATTTACTACATGGAGAAGGCACTCTTGCCGCGTCACAGGATCGAGTTTCTGCCAAGCCCTTTCGCATTTTTTCCTCTCGATTTTTTTGTCGTATAAGTCCCAAAACTCCTCGAATGATGGACTAGTAATTGGTCGAGCTGTTCTCATCCTTCAAATGGGTCCTCGCCTGTGAGTAACTTCTCTAGTTTGATGTTCATAAGTTCAAACTCATATTTGGCGGCCTCTGGTAATTCCTTTTTTGGCTTAGGGCTAACGGTGTACTTGGTCTCAAGCGCGTCTCCTGTGCGCGTTATTTTAAGATCGTATTCGCGTGGATCGCCCCAATCTGGATCGTTAATTAAATTCATGATAGCCTCCTGTATTGTCCTTTGGTTTATCTGCCATATCTGTACAGCGTTAGCATCATAGTTCCAAACACAGCAAGCCCAAAAATGCTTGGCTTTTTGTGTGGCGTGTTCATCTCTAATTTCATCGAAATTATTACATCTCACAGGCTTTTCTGTGCCGTGTGTTCCGTGCACTGGCTCCCACCATTCATAGCCTGTGATTGGGTCACCTAAAAATCTAAGTACAGTGTCGCCTTTTAGGCATTTTGTATAGCCTCCGCCGCTTGGCTTTGGCGCTTGGTAATCGTTTGGTAAAAAACTCATTTTTGTTTGGTTAAAATGTTAATAATTAATTGTTGTAAACTAATAGATTCACTAGCAGCCCTAACCTTGAGAGCTGTATGAATGTCGTTAGGTATTTTTATATTAATCCTCATAGATGTATTGTTGCTCTTCAACCATTTTAATAGCTTTATCTATAGAATCATCAAAATAATTTGGTTGAAAGGATTCATCTATGTTGTAAGAGTATCTACCTTTATGGTATACTGATTCTAAAATGGCTTTGTATAATTCTTCTGATATTGTATAAGTTTTCATAAGTAGTTTAGTTATTTAGTTTGTTTAGAATTATTTGTTCTGGACACTTTCAAGCATTTGCAACAAATTTCGTGATATAATAGTTACAGTATTGGCTTCGTTCATAACATGCATTTAAAGCCTGTTCTTTTGTGTCAAATTGACCTATTATTGTTTGACCATCGGGCGCATCTTCTATTAATTGGAACATCATATTTTTATTAGTTTAGTTAGATTCATTACAAACCTAACTAAACTTACCTAACTAACCAAACAAACTAATAAATATTTTATACTTTGAAGAATGGCGCTGAGATTTTCTGGCCATTGGTGGTCTTGGTTTGCCACTCTGGGTATGTGGTGGACTTATCATTTAAGAACGTGCTGACTGCCGCTTGGTAGTTTAAAGCTATTGAGTCAGATTGGTTCTTTTTAGTTCTTACTGTAGATGTGCCGCTAGTCTCTGTTGCGTCTTGGTTTAGACTGCCAACACCGTAGCGACCTACATTCGTATTTTGTTGTAATATAAATTGACCGTAACAGAAATATATAGCTGCTATTTTAAGTCCGTTTTGTCTTACCGTTACGCCGCTTCGATTAGTATAGTCTGAACCGAACCATAGGTCTGTAAAGCGTTGAGATGCGAATGTATTACTTAAGACCGTGTAGTCATTTAATAGTAATAGGTAAAGCTGATCGCCTAAAAACGATCTTACATTTAAGCTCTGCGTTTCCCTTATATATGGCTCTATCTTAGCGTCTGTAATGTTAGCGCTAATCTCCCTAGCCTTTGCAATGTCTGCTTTTGTAAATAGTAATTTATCCTGTAGTAACGCCATTGTCTGCCATTTGAGAAGATTCGAATTGATTAGGTATAATTTTACCAAGGTCTAAGCCTAGCTTTTCCATCTGTCTTTCTATATGGTTACGCGTGTCCTTGGTTCGTAGGTTCATATAAACATATTCATCCGCCAACTGAGTAGCAGTAAACACAGCCCCATCTGGGAGCATCCCCATCAAGCCAGACGGCAAAGCAAAGTTTTGTAGTATTCTATTTTTTACGTTTAGCGTTGTATTAATAAAGAGTGAATCGTTGTTATTGGCGGGTACTTGCTCAATAAGATTTTGATTGTTTTCGCTGTCCTCATCTACGCCTACTACTAAAACGCTGTTCGCATGGCTAGCACCTTTAAAATCATTTAAACGCCTTCTTATTTCCTCCTCTTGTTCTTCACTATCACCCGCACTTGGATACTTAAATATACTCATCGATAAAAAGCCGTTAGTAATGTTTCCAAGTTCAAACTTTTGCAATTCGTTATCTGATTGTGCTGTTTCTATAATTGGATCAATGGAGCTGAGTGCGTACTCATTTTTTTTAGGTGTGGAATATAATACCATACCTCTATTTGATGTAAGCGCCTCGCGGCCATTATCTGCGTCATTAAATAATAAGTATCTGACAGCGTTTAGTTTGTCACTTGGCAAGGCTTGCTCATTGCTGCTCTCCCAATTGTTAGAAACGCGCACATCTCTAATGCGTCCCTTTTGATCTGGCAAGCCAAGGCGCACAAACTCGAAGGGTATATGCTCAACGGTTTTGACTGATCCAAGCCCGCTGCTATTTAAGTGCAAGGCATAGCCGTTGTATAATGCTTGATCATTAGAGATGGACCAGAGAATATCGTTAGCCGTCTCACCGCGTTCGTTGACTTCGATGTCGCCATTCTCAAAGCCGTCGCCCCTAATAAAAGACGCCATTAAATTAACGGCGCTTTTTGTTATTGGGCTTAAATTAAAAATAGATTCGATGAATTGAGGATACAAATTGTCGACGCCGTACATGATAATATTATCAACGGTATCGCGTGGCGTAGCGATGCGCTGAAATGTAGGCTTAGCGCCAAATGATCCTAAAAACTCCATCTATTTTTTTACCTTTTTCTTTTTGTAAGTCTTTTTAGCCGTTGGCTTTGCCTGTGGTTCTTCCTTCACCCCGCTACGTTTTGTAGCGAGGTTTTGAAGAAAAACAGACTTATATTTAGACTGTCTAAGGTTTCCCATAATTATGATTTTAATGCGACTAATGCCGTTAATGTAGTGGCGTAGTCTGTACTAAAAAATACGCTAGGCAATTGGCTTTCAATTCCTCCCGCGTCTGGTGTTGCAAGCTGTATTCTATACGCTCCGCCTGTCTCATTGTCGGCAGGAATACGAATATTTGTAATAACTTCAAGACCCGCGTTAATGCCATGTATTTCAAACGCACCATTTCCGAGGCTTGAATCATTTGGACCAAAAGTTATTGCAACTTGTGGCTGAAATACCATAGCTTCCAAGTTTCTACGCTGTGACGCTGTCACATCAAAGACGCTAAAGTCTACTGTATGCTTATAAGCTGTAGAAAATGGCTTAGGCACAAATTCAGACTGACAGCTAATAGATTGCTTGAGGCCTTCAAATTCAAAAAACGTTTTACCGCTTTCCATTGTGATGCCTGTTACCATATTGGTATCAGTTCCGTCAAAGGTAAAGGATGCTACATCCTCAAGGTTTGCTAAAAACAAACGCTGTTCAATCCCAACAGCGAGCGGATCGCTGCATGATACCAAACTACCCGAAAACAACCCAGAGCATCCCATTACTGCTTACCGTAAACGATTTCTGATCCTCTAGTATACTGAACGCCAAACTTAACTAAAGCCTTTATAAAAAAGTCCTCTGAGTTAGCAGCAATTCGATCTACCACAATGCCTCTATCTTGATCCATCCAAGTAGCAGCTTGTAGCTGACCATCTCGGCCGTTGTTAAATACTCCAAGCAAAGCCTTGTTCTCTGGAATACCACAAGATACAACAGGAATACCCGCGAGCTGCGGTACGCCGCTATCCATGATATTAATGCCTTTAGTGATGGTGGCATCTCTGTAGGCCTCAAATAATTTTTGTTTATCCTTGTGAGATACAACAAATTTTATGTTAAGATTCTCTAATACTCGACTAGGGCAAGCTGCGATCATAGCCTCTAATTTTGCAATGATATTTGCAGCTGTTAAAACAGCGCCAAAGGCTACATTATTTAAGTCCGTGTCACTATCAGCATCTAACAATTTAATTAAACCATCAAATCTAGATAACCAAGCGCTTCCGCTTGTAGTGTCACCGTTCCAGATTAGGTTTTCCATACCGTCAGCAATGTCGCCAGACGCTAACTCGTTGATAGCTGTTTGTGTAACTGCTGCTAGACGTGCATCTACTTGGCGGCCTGTGCTATACTGCCATTCGTACTCATTCTCAAAATCTCTAAGCGGGTTAAATTCCCTATAATACATGATATCCCCTGTAGTGATTAACCTATTAGTAATAGCGTAATCGCCTACGCCTGTTGTTGGCGTACTTACAGGAGCGTGCAAGCTGTTAGCGCTTGAGTCCATTTTAATAATCTCGACCTTATCCATGTATGAAGGTCTTACGTTCATTAATCCTCGATCAATGGTAGTCGCACCCAATACGACAGGCAAATGATAATTAGGAATAGGAATGATCCCATTCGCATTCTGGGTAATTGGTGTGATGTCGCTCATGATATTTTGCTACTTTTAATTTTTGCTTTCGCGTTATAAAATGCCTGTAGGCCATTCATTGGCTGCGTAGGCTGTGAAATTTGTGTCTTTTGTGGAGCGCTTCCCTCGCTAACTACCTTGTCAAGTATTTGCGCGGTCACTTCTCCGACCTTTGCTTCGACTACCTCCTCAGTTCCCGCCATAAGTTCAGCGACTACGGCTTCAACGATTGCAGTAATTTCAGCGACTTGTGTCTCATCAAACGCAGCGACTACCTCATTTTCTGAGACGTCAGCTTGTACGCTTGGGTCAATGGCTTCTGTAACGCTCGCGTCTGTGGTCGCCATGTTTGCTCTAATTTTTTCTAATAATCCCATATCTATATTTTTAATGTAGGCCACCGCTTTGAGTGGCTCGTAAATTGATTTAGCGAAACCAAGTTCTACAGCTTCTTTAGCTGTAAAAACGCTCTCGGAATCCATTAAACTTTTTATTTCATCTATTTTTAAATCGGTCTTTTTCTCATAAACTGACGCCACTATCTCGCTAAACTTTTCGAGGCTGCTAGCCACTTGTCTAAGTTCATGGTGATTCCCTTGGGTCTGGTTTATAAGAGCGTTATGAATGGCAAAAGTCCCTGTCTCACTAATTTGCGGCCTCTCATCTCCACTCAATGCGATCACGGAACTTATAGACCCCGCTAATCCGTCGACATAGACTTTCACATCTCGCCTCTGGAGCATATTGTAAATTGAGAGACCCGCAAAGACGTCTCCACCTTGAGAGTCGATGTGTAATTCAATAGGGTCTTTTGATTTGGCAAGCTGATCGCGCACATTATTTGCGACTTCTTGCGTGATTTCACCATTTATATAAATGACCATACGCAATTTTAACTAAAAATATTTATATTTGAACAAAAAAAGATGATTTTAAAAACAATTATTTCGACCGTCGCCGATTTAACGCCTGTTATAGGCTCACTACGCGATAATTTAGCCTCTAAGGATGGGGGATATGGTAGGCTAGTTAAGCCGCGTTTTATCAAGTCTTGTATTCGTTTAATTTTAGCCTTGGCCGCCTGTTGGATGTTAGCCAAAGGAACAATTAGCGTTGATGAATTCCAAGAACTTACTAAATAATAGGAGCGTGGAAGAATGGTTTAAGGATTGGCCAACATTATTGGCCGCTCTTGGGCTTGGCGGATCGGGCAGTATTGTTGGACATAAACTTGTTGATCGCGAGCAAAACAAACGTTTGTCAAAACTAGAAACCAAGGTGAGCGAAATTGATGGCAGCATAAAGCTAAATGACGGCGTTGACAAACAATTTAGGGCAAGCGTTGAGACGCGCCTATCTAGCATTGAAACGTCATTAAGTACGCTAACCAATCACCTATTAAATAAAAAAAAATGAGTCGCTTTTATATGCATCTTACATTATATCGATTTTCTGAGTCGCCAGAGTCTACTATTGGCCTCCTCTATGAAGGTCAATACTTTAATTGCTTTACTTTGGAGGATCAATACCAAAAAGTAAAGGTCGAAGGTGAGACGCGTATACCAGAGGGACTATATAAGGTAAAACAAAGGCGCGTTTTGAGCGGGCTTACTAAGAAATACAGGGCCAAGTACTCTTGGTTTGATTGGCATTTTGAAATTCAAGACGTGCCAAACTTTAAATATGTTTATATCCATATAGGCAATGATGATGACCACACAAATGGATGCCTACTCGTAGGTGATTCGCTAAAAAGTAACAAAGTTGACGACGTAAACAACC